AACGAGTCAATACTAACTTCTTCGACTTGGGCAAACACCCTAAGTTACAGTGGCTGTTGTGTACTAGTGTTAGTCCGTTGATGGGTAATCAACGACACTATTGGCAAGCTAGCAAGAAGAAAGAAGGTAGCAATACCAAAGCAGTTAAATTTATCATTAAGTTGTATCCACATCTGAAACAAGATGAGGCTGAATTAATGGCATCGATGAATGACCTTAAGGCTCTCAAAGCAATTGCTAAACAAATGGGAATGTTGGACCAAGACATTAAGAAAGATTTGGGGTAATGGTTAATAATTTAGTAGTTAATGGATGCAGCTATATGGAGTCATATGCCAGCGGCGGAGGCCATACGCATCTTGCATTGCAGTTAGGTATACCTAACTGCCAAAGTCTTGCTATAGGCGGCAGTGCGAATAGTCGTATTTTACGGACTACGTTAAAGCATAGCTACACTGTTACTGAACCTACCTTATATGTATTAGGAATGACTTTTGTTAGCCGCAACGAGATACCTATTCTTTCCTACGGCAAAAATGAAAACTGTGATACCAGTTTCGAGGGACGATGGGCCAATCCCCAAAATCAAATTCTTAAAGACAGATGGGAACATTTTTGGAGCGAAAAAGACTCCAGAGATTGGGTTAACACACAGCACAAAGTCGAAGTATATAGCCTACTAGACAGGACAGAAGATTTGATGTATCGTATGCTATCGGCTATCAGCGACTTAACTAAGCGAGGACATCAAGTAGTCATGTTCCAGCAAACTGAAGATTCTTATATGTTAATGGATAACAATGTACCGATGATAGATAGTCCTAGACTATCGCTATTTTCGGAAACGAAGAATATAGTAGAAGGCTTCAAATGGCAATCAATACAGTGGCAGCATAACCAAGGAGTCCCGACGATGCAATACATTGTAAATCGGCCGGGTCACGTTCAAGCTACGGCTATTCTTAGCCCAGGCGCACCGGAAGGTGGAACGCCATTGCATATTATGCATAGACAACCCGGAAGACACATAGAATTAAACCAGTATCTAACGGACTATATTAAGAATGAGTTACACCTGTAAGTATTGTAGCAAAGCATATGTCAAAGAAAGCACTTTGGCAGCGCATCAGTGCGAACCGAAACGTCGAGCATTGCAAGAAAAGGAAACAGGCGTTCAATTTGGATTGAAGGCATACTTACGATTTTACGAAATGACCCAGGGTAGTTCTAAACTAAAAACATATGATGATTTCGTAGCTAGTCCTTATTATATTGCATTTGTTAAATTTGGACGATATCTTGTTTCCATCAGGGTTGTCAACTCTACTAGTTTCATTGATTGGCTTTTGAAGAATAATAAAAAGTTAGATTATTGGACTAAAGAAGCATTCTATTTAGAATGGCTGGCCGACTATATGAAGAAAGAGAATGTCCAAGATGCGATGGAGCGTGCTCTTAAAGAAATGGAGCATTATGCCGAATATCACCCCGCGTTGACCGATGGCTTTGCTGATTATTTTCGGCTAGGGCACCCAAACCGCATATGCCAGCATATAGCCAATGGCCGTATTAGCCCATGGGTTGTTTATAATTGTGCTAGCGGAGTAACGTTCCTCGGTACACTCGGTGAAGAACAAATTGGATTGATTATACAATGGATCGATCCAGACTTTTGGAAAAGTAAGTTCGCAGACCATAGCGGCGATACTGATTGGGTTAAACATATACTAGAAGCAGCAGGATTATGACAGTGAACAACACAACTAAACATTTCTCAAGCGATATCGATATTGACTTCGCAAACAGGGACCAAATATTATCCTTGTTGAAATCAACCCCAGCAAGCATTACCCGAGATGATAAGTTGAGCAAACACGCCACGGGGGTATATCTGACAGATGTTCCGTTGGATCCGTTTACTGGGTATGCGAGCTTAGACTATCAAGTAGCCGATGAGCTGGGATATATTAAGTTAGACTTTTTAAATGTAAACTTGTATCAACAGATTGAAAACGAAGCTGAATTAGATCGCTTGATGACACAAGAACCCGATTGGGCTAAGTTATACGAACCAACATTCTGTGCGCAGTTAATGCATATCGGTAATCACTATAATACTTTAATCAGAATGCCCGAAGCAGTTAACTCTATTCCACGGATGGCTATGTTTTTAAGTGTGATACGGCCTGCTAAGCGAAGCTTGATTGGATTGCCGTGGGCCGAAGTAGCCAAGACAGTATGGGAACCTGACGCCAACGGAGCATACGCATTCAAACGTTCGCATAGTGTTGCGTACAGCCATTTAGTTGTAGTCCATATGAATCTGTTAGCTGAGCAAGAACGTAATAGCGTGTGATTTTTTGATTTAGTATATATAAAGTTATACTAAATCAAAATCGTGTCACGTAAAGGATGTCCAAATAAAGTGCATTCGGGTATTACTTATCCCCGAAAATGTGAGCAAATGGATATAATATAGGTCAACAAACATATCACGTGGATCATAAATTAAGTATTATTGACGCATGGAAGGCGGGACTATCCGAATCGATTGTAAATCATCCCGCAAATTTACAAATTTTAGAAGCCAAGAAAAATTCTAGCAAAGGCAGAAACAGTATACTAACTGTGGAAGAGCTGTTGTTACTAAGTAACTCTACGCACTAGGGTTATACTTCTTCTTTTACTGCGCTTTTGCGCTGATTCTTTAAGACTAATTGCAGGTCCGTACTTTAGTTTTACGTCTTTGCTATTAAATGTTTTCAAAGTGGGTCTGAATTGTGCCCAGTCTGCTTTGAGGAAAATATTAATGGGTACTAGCCTATTGCTCTCCCACCACCACGTTTCCCCCAATTCCAAATACAGTAGTTTTTGTATGTCGGTCTTTAATACACTGTAATCGTATACACTGGTAATGACGTCGTCGATATTCTGTATGATACCGATATACTCGTTTCCGCCGTAAGTGATAAAACTTAAGAACGGATATTGATCTAAGAGGGTCTGATAATTTAATTCCACATCATATTTATAGTCGAAAAATCTGACAGATTCGAAAATGGTATCAGTCATAAATACTTGATGCAGCAGATAAACAGTTACATATATGATAACACAGTCGTGGTCCAACTCGACACGGATCCGACTATAGAGCAAAGGAATAGGGTAGTGTATACTAGAACAATTCAATTATATGGCGGCGTAGATAACATTATAAAGGTTAAAGTTCAGAATGCAGACCAAAAACCCTACGATGTCACGAATCACGCACTAATTTTTACTATAATCGACGATTATGTCGTAGCTAATGCTAACGTAGTTTATATGAACACCGTTAACATAGCAAATGCGCGATTAGGAACTGGATCAGTTACTATCGAGGCTGGCGATTTAGTTAAGCTGACGCGAAATCAGTACACATATGCGATACAAGCATCTGATGGATTAACCACAGTTGCTACATATGTAGATGACAATTGGGGTGCCCGGGGCCAATTATTCATTGACAATTCTGCTTACCCAGACGACACCATCGTCCCCACCGGCGATTTCATTACAGATTTTGGGACCTTAATATGTCAGTAGTTCGTTGGCGCAGATCAAATACACATTGCTTGTCTACCTATATAGGACCAAGCGGAGAAATAATAGTCAACACAGATAATTGGCATTTGTATCTCCAAGACGGAGTAACACTAGGCGGCATTGAGATTGCGAATCTATCAGATGCCGATACTGCACACCTCCAGATATTGGATGAAGGAACAGTTCTAACTAATACAGTTTCCAGCATCGACTTCGTAGGTACCGGGTTAACTGCTACTACCATCGGCAATGCAGTTACTGTATCACATAGCCATGGCAATTTGGCATTTACTGGTCAAGGTATTTTCGGTACTATCACTAATGCTAATATCGGATTCGCACCGCTCGGCACCGGTGCCGTAATCTATTCGCTGAATAACCAAGAGAATGTGCCAGCATATCTGAGAATTGATAGTCCGCACAAAGACACAACCCAAATTGCCACCGTATTAACTGATAGCTTGGTATTAAGCGCGCCATACACTTCGATCAATTTACAAGCAGGTACTGGTCATATTGGGTTTAACGGCGACCCATCGCCGGGCTTTAAGTATGCATTCTTTGATGGTGCCGTTTATAGCAGAGAGTTTTATGCCGATGCCAATTTTCCAGCAGGGTACCAGTTTACTACCCCGTTGGGAACAACTGGGCTTAGTCATGCATACGAATCAAATGTATCTTTGTTACAGCTCAGGCACGATGACCGCCCCACTGCAAGATTCTACGAAAACCTTACAACAATACTATCCGGCAATTTGGTTGTATCAGACAACGGCATCGACTTTGGTTCGTTCCCTGATGCGTTTGTTCAAGTCTATTCAAATGTAGATTCGTATAGCCAATTTGTACACCAAAATTTAAATAATACCAATACAGCTAGCACAGACTTTGTAGCCACAGCCGGCAACGGTAACGATTCAACATATTATGTTGATATGGGCATAGCAAGTAATTCGTATTCATATCCTGGTTATGGCGTTATTAAGCCCAACGATGCATACTTGTATGCTGTTGGTAATAGTACCACAGGCCCGGGCGCTAGCGATTCGGGTAACTTAATTATCGGTACTACTACCGGAAACATAGTTATGTTTGTTGGTGCCCCCGAAGACAACAATGTAATTGTAAAAATTAATACAACTACCGTTGCACCGGGCGCAAATGTAACATATAGCTTGGGTAGCCAAGAATATCAATGGAAGGATCTGCATTTAGGTAATGTAATGTACTTGAATGGATTTCCTGTCACTATTGGTACTGATGGTACATTGGCTATTAATAACTCTAGTGTAATCTCAGGTATCACTATAACTAATACTGCTCCGATAGTAACGGACGGCGGTTTGTGGTGGAATGCAGACGATGGTCGAGCTTATGTCAAATATAACAACCAATGGGTAGATCTGAGTCCCACTGTTTATACTGCCAGTGGATCGCAAGGATTTGGTAACATTGTACCAGCAGCCAACATAACATATAATCTAGGTAGCGTCGATCGCCAATGGAAAGACCTATGGGTTAGTAACAATACGATTTATATCGGTGGCGCAGCACTTGGGGTAACGACCAACGGTAACTTGACTGTTAACGGTACCGCAGTAACTGGCGACACGATTAGCAAGTCGACGCTACAGGCAATAACCGCAGCATCGACAAGTTTTGCAGATTTCCAAACACGTATAGCTCAACTATAATTTAAATATAGAATCAGGATAAGAACATGGCATTAATATTTCCAGCAACCCCGACTCCGGGCGAATCATTCGTAGCCGACAACGGCGTGACTTACACTTGGTCAGGCGACCGGTGGGAATCCGGAACTCCGGTAATTGGCCTTGGCAACTTACACGTAATAGACCAGACTATCTACGGTAACAATCTGAATC